CCTGGACCAGTCTGGACCTTATATCATGGATGGCTTGCAACGCGATCCCTTTTACCCTTGGTGGTAACCGCGTTGCAACAGTGCAGTCTCTCATGGCTGTCTTGCTGTCTGTTTTTTAGGTCTTGAACGGTCCGGTTCAGTTATCGATTTTCACCCTACCCCTGCTGTTTTCAGTCAATTTCGGGTCCACCGTGATTGACTCGATGTACGACCGAGTACGATTTAACGGCAAGTTGCTCCCCCGCCTCATTCCGTCTGCTTAGTCAGTGATAGCTTTCTATCCCTTAGGTCCTGTCGCATTCTGTTTCCATCGACACGGATTCTTTGAGAGCTACACTATTGCTAACCTTCCGATGGGCGATGTCTGGGACACTTACCTGTCTGTCCGCCGATTCAAGAACCCCAGCCTCCAACCGCTGACCAAAGTACCACTTAGCTACAACATTTAAGTTGATAGGCTATCACAGCTGTCGAGGGCGGTGGTATTTTCAAACATAACGGACAAGAGACGACATCAAATCGCTACGAACTGCCGCTGGTGCTTGTGCTTAAGACCTACTTATTAATATAGAATCAAGAAGGATCAAGCCAACTTCATCACTACTCATTTGCTAACTTCAGGATTGAGGCAGTCGCAGATTCGTTTAGAGTCTACAAACAAAACAGCGTACTATCATGCATGCCCAGCACAACCGTTGCCACTCGATTTCAATAGATAGCTCATTCAGGGATCCCATCACGCAGCTCACTCAGCATGGATCCAATCTGTGAATCGATTGTTAACGCTCCACCCAAAACCAGTGCGATATGACACCAAAGCCCAGGAATACGTACCGATGCACCCTTATCCGTTTGACGGAGCACAAGTAGGGTATTCTGTACGGAAAAACGGAGAAGACGTGGAATGCTACGAGTTCGCATCCCGTCGTGTGCTAACCAACATCGTGAAATCGATAGGCGACCGCCAACAAGGCGCTTTTACCCAACAAACCCAAACAGGAGCCACCACTCGAAGATTGATGTGGACTCAGTACAAGCGATACTTATGCACCAAGTTAGAAGGAATGGACCCCGCAGAGTACACTACAATAGGAACCACAAAAGCCTGCGAGTATTTCTTCACGAAGGAAGGGTTTAGTATGGAGAAAGCCAAGAAATATACCAAAGTCGCCCTAGAACAAATCAAAGGAACTTACACCTAGTTCATAGGCGCTTACAAGACCATGCTCAAAAGTGGATAAGTCTACAGAGCCCCAAAAGATAGTTTGGATGAAGTGGGCTAGGCTAACGAATTCTTGGACAACGGATAGCGATCAAGGAACATTACTTTACCCGGCGACCGAGCTTTGGGGGTAGTCTGCCTTTGGCAGGCCACCAGTCTCTTTCCCGTGCTAAAGACTCTGATGTATCCATTTGTTCAGGCTTACGACGGATAATTGTTGTCAGACAAATTGAACCAATGTCACCCGTCTTGGAATTCGTTGAGCATTGACTTGTCTTCTTGCGACGCGACGCAGAACAAAGAGAGAATGGAGATGTATTGCTAACTGCTGGAAATCCTGCTTGTGTGGATGGATGACGAACTGTAGAAGTTCTGTGACCTCAACTAGTGTCCGGACTCAGCGTTGTTCAAATAAAGACTTTATGCAGCAGTGACAGCAACCTCTGTTGTCGTCTTCACCGAAATGCCTCAAATACAAATGGGCCCCATGCCCCAGTGGGCGGTCCGGCTCTTCGAGACCAATTTTAATCGACAAACGGATTTGTCAGAAAATTGGTTCTTCACGGTGTACGACCAAAGCGTCATGTCTGGTCAAGCCATTATGACTACAGGACAGAACACTTTTTCGACAATGATGGATATGTTCCAGTTGTTGACCTATATCGGCCTATCACAGCCATGGCTGTTTTACGACTAATACGTCGAGATAGCACGATCTTCGGGGTGGAAAACGGCAGTGGCCACCTTCACACCGACAGAGTTTAGCTTGAACAATTCGGGCGACGACGGTCTCCTTTTAGCCAACCCATGGATAATATAGTCGTCGGCTGTTGCACTCACGTTAGCTACTTCTCTAACCAAAGGTCGCAATTGGACATCTCGATAGATGTCTGAATTAGGTATCATCGTTAAGGATCTCTAGATTCACAAGGGACGCGCGGGCTCTTTTTGCTCCAAGTGGATCGATGATGACGGTACGAAGGTCACGATAACGAGAGACTACTAGAAGTGTCTAAGCGCAAAACGATACTACACAGGGCGAAACAAACGCATGCTTGAAGATCCGTCTTTGTACGTGGAGGCTGTGTTGGTGGCTTTGGAGTAGGAAAAAGCTAGCAAATTGCTTTAGACATTGTGGCGAACGCACTATCACAACTCAACTAATCGGCCATTTTCTAGAT